GTAGCTCTTAGGTTAATAAGTTCTCTACGAGAGAAAGTTTTGGTTGACGTTTGACCTGTACTACCAGACTCGGTGCTAAGCTCGTTAATCTTTTGTTTCGTTACTTTTTGAGTTTCAGCCTTAGAAGGGGTTTCCTTCGCAGGGTTCAATGCTTTCCAAGTATCTAACAATTCAACGGCAGCATTATATTCAAGCTGGTCATTGGCGCGTCTATACAAATCTGCTCTAATAGGTGACGAATTGACCCAATCAGAAAATTCAGGAGAAGCTGCGATAGTCATATAATCAGGGTGCTGTTGTTCTAACTTATCTCTAGTAGAGACATCTTGGTTAGCTTTTAGTTCGTCCCTGACAGGACGTAGCTCTTGCTGTATCATTTTTCTTACGGATTCTAACGGATTATCATAGTCAAACTCTTTAGGTTGCTCTTCTTGTTGAGCCTGCGTTTGCCTATTTTTATCTAGTTCTTGCCGTAGCAAGTCGTCTGCAAGTTTGCGAGTGTCACCTAATTCTTGGGCTTGCCGACCTAGTTTCTTTTCTAGTTCTTCATAAGATTTAGATACGTCTTCAATAGACTTATCTTTAAACTTATCAGGAACTTCATATTCTGGTTCTTTATTTTCAGGTTCTGCTGCAACCTGTTGTTCTTCTGGTGCATTTTGTTCTTGCACCATATCTTGAACCTCTTTATCTAATATTACTACTTGTTCTTCTGCCATATCTATTTCCTCTTAGTATTAAGTTCACCATGTGTTTCATGTATTCTTTCCCATTTACTAGCAGCAGTGGGAAAGTGACCTGTAATACCTTCCAATTTGAATTGAGAGGCTGATATAACAAACTTACTTAGCTTATTACATTCTGGACAGGGCTTTTCTGCTTCTCTGTCTGCTAATGAACATATCTTAGAAAATCTACCGTGCGTATTACACGAATACTCGTATAACATTACCCACCATCCTCTATTTGTTCAATATAATTTTTATCATCTTCTTCTTTTTCTTGTCTTCTAGCCTCATCATACATATTTTCCATGTTATTTTCTAATGATAATATCATGTCAATATAATGAATAGCCCCTTGCAATTTACCTAATTCAAGTTCTGATTTAAGTTCATAAAAACCCGCTTTAAATAAAGCATCTCTTTCTTCTATAATTGTTTTTTTATACAATTCCCAACCTTTAGAACCAAACATTTCAAAGTAAGATTCATAAACATCTTCGTGTTTCTTCAACATAAGTTACCCTCTAGGTTATTGGGGGAGTCCCCGCCTGTGCAGCTAATTGCTCTTGTTGCCCTTGTGCTTGTTGCTGTTGTTGCATTTGTGCTTGTTGTCTTTCTCTTTCTAATTTCTCAGTATCTACTTCTAATTGTTTTATACCACGAAATCCCTGAACTACATTATCATCTTCAATTTGTTCAGCTTTAGCAAGATTAAGAATACCAGCAGTCTTCTTATAAACCGCATCACTTCCAGCTTTAAACTCATTTGTTTCTGCTTTCTGTGCTTCTATCTTAACAAGTTCCATTTGAACTGGGTCAACTGGAGGTTCTTGTGGTTGTAGGCTTTGTTGTAATTGCTGGTCAATAATAGGCATCATTTCTTCTCTATTAGAAATGCTACTTAATTCGTATAATGATTTTATTAACATCCAATAACTAGGAGAGTTTGGAGGAGAAGTATTTAATAATTGTACTAATTGCTGTACTTCTAATTCCCTAGCCATAATTCCTAAAGTAGAATTAATAACAAATCTTAAATTCATTACTGGATACTTTTCAGAATCTAATTGCATATAACGATAAGCAGACTTTTTAACCCACTCATCTAATAAATTAATTTCTATATTTTGTAAAGTTCTTTTATTACGTTTAATTGCGGCAGTAGTAATCATACTCATACCAGTAGCCGTTGTATTGCGTGGGTTTTGTCCAGTAGGAGCTGCTGCTTGAAACGCACCAGTTCCCATTTCAACCATTCTTTCTAAATCTCCTGATTGATTAAAAGATAAAGATGTAGGAGGTTGGAAATTTATAGGTTGTATAGCTTCCGCTGCTGGTCCATTAGTAAATATAGACCTACCTGGATAAACTTTAAAAGTAGTATTCAAATCTCGTGGAACTAAAGCTGCATTAATAGCAATCATAGGATGAATAGCATAACTCATAGCATCTATTCTTCCTCGTAATTCCGTATCTAAGGCTTTCTGAGGAGAATATCCTTTTTCAGCTATGCCCCTACCCCAAAATCTATTCGGTACTCTATCGTGCTGATATGCAATTATAGACCTATCTTGCATAAAAAATGGATTTTCTACAGCCCTAAGCAGTATTCCATCATTTGCTATAGTAACTATAGCTTCAACAGTATCTGATTTTTTAGGTGGCTCTTCTGATAATATATTTAGTTCTTCTTCTACTGCTGCGCCTATAGGTTCTAATAATTCTGATGGTACTCTACCATGATATTCTGTAATTTTTACCCAATCGTGTTTATTTAACGGAGTTGCTTCTCCCCTAGCCCAATAGTCACTATCGTCTTTACCACCACCTAGCTCTACATTAGCATAAATACCATCATCTTGTTTTCTTTTTACTGCGTCTTTGTGCGTATATAATATATGTGCGCACCCTTCAGCATCATTTATATTTTTAGCTAATGGGTCTATAGCAAATTCCATTGGGTCTATAGCTATTAAAGAAACTTCTGGAACTATTGTTTTCTCCGAGGTTAAATTTCCCTCTTCGTCTTGTACAGGAACTCTGGTTTCTCTAGCTTTTACTACTACTTTACCAATACCTGTTCCATATATAGCGCCATTAAGAAATATCTCAGACATAGCACCAGGAACTTTAGCCAATTCGTATTCTTTTAATAATTGGTCTATAAAAAAGCCCATAACTTGCTGTTCTTCTTCGCTCTCTATACTGGATTTATCTATATCAACCCAGCGCTTAGAACTAAAAACAGCTTCTTCTAATTCTGCAACAGTTACTTCTATAGCTTGTTGTAAAGCTGGAGCAATCAGTTGACTTCGCTCACTCTCTCTAGTTTTATCTTCAGCTTTCCAAAGACCTCTCCAAAGACGATAATATTCATTCCACTTAGCTCTAAAGTTTGTATTTCTATAGTCTTCCCAATCACGAACTTTAGATACTATCCATCCTGCTAAAGGGTCTGTAGCCTTATCATGTCCGTCTGCTGTTGACTTATTTTCGTTTACTACAATACTATTTACCATTAATATCCTGCCTGTTTATCTAGTGGACTCCAAGTATCAATCCAAGATTGGTCTATATATGAAGTTACTGCTATTTGGTCTATATACGCTAATGCGTCTAACATATCATCATGTGTTAATTGTGATGGAAAATCTAAAGCTTGTTCTATTAATTTTTTTAAATATTCACCTTTACTAAAAGAAACTCTTCCATGTTCTAATCTTCCTTGTAATGCCCACGTAATACGCTCTTGTTTCTTTTTACCACCATGTGTTACTTCAACTACATTTGGAAACGTATTTAATCTTCTCATTTGATCTGTTAAGTATGGCATAATAGCGTTCTTTAAACTTCCTTTTTCAATACCTACACTTACTGGTTTATATTTCTGAGCTGTTCTTAGTATTTGTATACTTGTTTCTCTGACATCCCACCTACCAGTTACTATATCTTTTACGTGCCACCCCTCTGGACCAGCTTTTACAACAGCTATTGCACACTCATCTAGTCTTGCTAACTTACTTGTCATCTTTCTACCTTGTAAATCTACAAAACCCGCTGGGTCAACAGTAACATAGTGCTGTCCTTCTGGTTCTTCTTCTACTACCTTGTCAAACCACTCTTCTTTAAATACATTACCACCACCACTTCTAAAAGAAGCTTGATATTCTTGTAAAAATACTTCAGAAGACAACGTATTTCTAGCATTTTCTACTTCATCTTCTGGGACAAAAGGATTATCTGCCGTATTATACTCAAAAGAGTCCCAATCATCTAATTTATTAGCAGTTAAAAACAAATTATAAAAATGATTCTTCCCCGCAGGTGTTCCTA